CCCTGCCATTGTAGTAATCCATCTGCTCACCGAACACACCGCCGATTTTTTTACCTTTGAACTGCGCACCGAAGTTATCACCCCATTTTGTGGCAAATCCTGTATTGGAATGCTCAACGCAGGTTGTAAATGTTTTGAATGAACGGCTGCAGTTACCATCGGCATCTTCCGTTAAAATGTACTGTGTTGCCTGATTCGGCCATTTCTTATCTGGTCGGATATCACTTTTGAACTGCTCCATAAAATATCCCGGCTGCACATCATCCGGTGCAAAATCAAAGCAAACAACGATCATCGGCTTTCCTGTTTTGGAAGTTGTCTCGGTCACCTGCTTGATGACCAATTTATGTCCGCCCAACTCCACCGGAATATATTCGCCCTGGGGCTGTGTGTTATCGTAATCATTTGGTTTCTGCATCTTCTTTCTTACCTCCAAGTTCGTAATATTCTCTGATTGCCTTTTCAACCAGTAAAATGTCATTATCAATCGTCAGATCATCAAACATGCCAATCGGGGACTTGCTTACCGCTCCGTCTGCCGCCTGTGTTACAAAAAGATGATTGTTACCCTCTGCAATGCAGCGGAGAACTACAGTGAACATCCCTTCAATGCAAACCTTTTCATCCAGCAACTTGCCGATAGTCTTCGGTTTGATTTCTCCCAGATCATTGGATTCCTCATGCATCATCACATACACGATTTTGTTTTCTGGAACTTTCTCAGAAATAAACTGAATCAGATTCCAGAAATGATCCCCAATCTGATTGTACAAGGTAAACACTCCATTTCCGCCACCGGCTGAACTGTGTCCATTCATAAACATATTTGTGATCAGATACCCGGCATCATCTATGACAATGTTATTTGCCTTTGATGCGATCAGGCACTTCATGACCTGCTGATAATTATCTGTGTTCCATCCATTGATTTTTCCCTTGAATGGAAGTGGCTTATTTAATACCCTGATCAGATTCCAATCAGGGTTATCTACGCAGTTCCGTAGGCTTGTACTTTTGCCTGTTCCGGATCTGCCAATGATTAATACTGGAATTGCCATAACATCCTCCTATCTGATCCGCAGCGACTCGCCCTGCTGCAGGTGCGCCCAAGATACTTCATTGTCTTTCAGGAATTTCTTAATTGCTGTCTTATCCAGCTTCGGATCCTGCGGAATGTAATATTCTTTTGGAATATCCTCCTCATTGTCGATCACAACCGCCGGAGGATTCTTCTGGATGCTAAAGCCAAACAGCTCCGTCTTGAATTTTGTTTTTCCGGTAAGCTGCATTGCGCGTTCCAGATTGTATTTGATGCCTTTGATGTTGTTGGAAATTCTCTTTTTGTGCTGTGACAGTCGTTCAATCTCTTTATCGATGGCTGCCACTGTTCCATCCAGTGAGTTCATTACCTTTGCATAGGCATCGGCTTTCTCCTCGAATTCCCAATCAACACCCTCCAATGTATCATTGATCATGTCCTGATCCAGCGATTCATCTTCTGCCATCTGGAGAAGCTCCAGATACTGACCTGTGATTCCAAAAATATTCATAGTCCTTTTTCTCACTTTCTATTGTTCTATAGGCTTCCGCCTGTCTGCTCTGCTGTGTTACATGCTGCGTGTGATGCGCTGCATAGTCTCTGCCGTATAAATCCATTGCTGTATCCATATCTGTCCTATCATCTCACTTCCGCATAAGGCGATAGCTGCACGAATCTAATTCCGTGATGTTTTACCACTTTCTGGAAATGCACCTTATATCCAGGATCAGTTTCTATATGTACAGGAATCTTTAATGCCTCACTGATCAACTCAATACCGGCAAACACCATAATTGTTCGATCAAAAGTTTGATCTATGCTATGCAGTAGCGACAACCCCTCCGGGACATTTGCCTGTCTTACATAGTTCAGACTCTCAATAGTCTTATCACACCATGCTTTGATACGCTTCAATTCTTCCTTTTTCATTGCTTTTTCACTCCTTGTCTGCTATACTCCAGACATAGGTTTTATACCTATGCCATTAGTCAGAGCGTGTACTTGTCGAAGGTGGCACGCTCTTTCAATTTGTTCAGAATAATTCCCGTTCCGGCAATCGCCAGTCCA